CCCTAATGAGTTCTTCTCATTTCAGCATAGAATGCTGGCCTCGTAGGATACGGACTAGTGCAGGAAGGGACTTCTTGTGCCAACTCGTTCACGTTCTCGCGATCTTCGGGTCCAAGAGTTTGGGACCCAACGTATCTATGATACGTCAGGCCCTCCTTTTGATCCGCCGACCGTGTTGAACGGGAGCAAGACACATGGAGTTGTGGAGACATGCTCGGACTTCGTAGGCAATCCGAATGGTGTAAACCAATTCGATAAGCATACGATAACCACGCATTATCCCAGTTTGAACGGGCAGCTGTACGCTAGCAACGGGTTATTGGCACATGAATTTGTGTCAATGCCTATCGCTGACAAGCCAGCTGCTACCAATCCCACGGCCAAGTTTGGTTCGTTAACAGGTATTGACCTGAACAACCTCGCTTGGGCGATCTTGGCAGGGACCAATCCGCAGGTACCTCATGTTAGTGTACCTTCGTTCATTGGTGAACTGAAAGATCTTCCTTCGCTAGTCAAAGGGTATGGTGATGGCCTGTTAAAGGCTGTCGCCACCGCTAACTTAAGTTGGCGGTGGGCCATTCGCCCAATGATTAGCGACCTCCGCAAGTTAATGGACTTTCAGCGAGCGATGAATAATCGCCTTACTGAACTGTACGCCTTGCGGGACGGCCGGGTCCTTCGGAGACGGTGTCACCTCGATAAGGTCTACGCCAAAGACGCGCTTGAAACCAATCACTGGTATCATGCGGGTTTCGGTGTCCTCATGAGAGGAACACTTCAGAGGTTCTACAGCAAGGAGCTGTGGGGCTCGGCGCAATGGAAAATTGCGTCTGGCAGTCAGCTTCCTAACTTGGGTGCAGGCGTGCTAGATAATCTAGCCCGCCGACTCTCGTTAGGCCTGACAAGTCATGAAGCGTTAGCTACTGCCTGGGAGCTTACTCCCTGGTCGTGGCTTATTGACTGGTTTTCGAATGTCGGCGATGTTATCGCCGCAACGAACAATACAGTCGGCCTTACGTGGCAGAAGATCTGCGTGATGCGTCGGTTAAAATGTATAACCGATGCTAAGGTGGATCGCTCGGTCTCTACATCATGGGTCACATTGGATAGTGACTTTGTGATCGAGTACGAGCGCAAGGAACGCTATCCGGCGTTCCCTGTGTTACCGTTTCCTTTCCCTACCCTTCCCATTATTGATAGTGGGAAGATGTCGATACTGGCATCGCTGGCGGCACTGCGGCGATAGCCGCAAAACTGTCTGCGAGTGCCAGGAGTTCTCCCATGTTAGGCAATACGCTCGTTCTTCCTCAGGCTGGTGGTGACATCACCCTGATCAAGATCAACCAGGACAAGTACACTTCTGAGTATTTGTTCAAAAACGCAACCGGCACGTATCGCGCCAAAATTCGCCACAACGAGGGTCAAACCTCGCGGGTGAACTCGGCCGGCGTGAAGATTGCGTACGACCGCCATAACTTCGAAGTCGTGCAAACGATTTTCGAAGCCGGCGGCGTGCCCGAATATGAACGGAAGTTCTACTTCGTTTTGGAGGTCAAACCCTCCGAAACGTCGGTAGCCCTTGCGGACGCCGTTGCCGATCTTATGATCGCATCGTCGAACGCGTTCATGACGAGCTTGTTGAACTTCGAGTCGTGAGGCTTTATATCGGCTAATAACCGATTTAGCTTCGCTATCGAATTCGACAGTGGTAGCGTAACGCCGAACAGCATGGGACATTTCGCGGAGTTTATCCGTGTATGTCTAATTGCCATGTTCGGGAGTTGAGTAAGGTCTATGCTGCGCTCTTTCGGGACGCAGTACAGGCCTATCCGACGCTTGAGGCGGAATTTGAGAGAGATCTCGCCCGTCTCAATGTCCTCGTACCACAGAGAGGAATAGCAGTTTATCTGCTAGACCTCCCTGCGGCAGGCAAGCACTTTGATAAGTGTCTTGCGTCTGGCGAGTACAAACTGTCCGGACTCCCTCTAACAAAGAGGTTTTCGAACAGAGTAGTGATCCCTAAGTTTCTTAGGGGACTCTACTTACTCGTGTTTCACGAGGATGGTCGTCTGAAGGAAGACTATGACATCCAGG